TTTCGTGAAGGTATTTACGATGTTGTCAGGATTCCAATTAAGTATATATTTTTCTTTTGCAACTTGGACTAAATTACTGCCATCTTCAGTTAAAACCAAGGTTGTAGGGGCCATATCTGCACGGTCAAGCATACTGATAGTATACACTATTCCAAGCCCTCTTGCAAGATCACAGTAAACGTCGTCGCTCAAAAGTTCCCAAGGATCGGGCCATGTGGCTTGATCGTCCCAATGCAAGTAATATGGACGCCAGGGTGCTTGAAACCACCAGCGATTGATTTCATCTAATGCAGATTCCAAGGGGAGATTTTGACACTGGTCTCGTAGTAGATTCCAGCTTTCAAGCCGAGCAGCAAATGTAGCAGGCCACATCAGGCTGAAATTGTAACTAGGTATTGTAGTTGGGCGTTAAAGCCGATGTTGGAGCTGGTATATTGTACTTGAATCAGATCATTCAAATAGGTTACACTCAATACAATCCCGGTGTCGGCATTTTGTACTGCGGTAACATCGAATTGTAATGGATTTGCTGTTCCAGCTATCATAATAGTACCGGTCTGATAGGTGTTGTTTCTAACAATGGTGTAGGATAATGTTACGGCCCTGGCATCAATAGTAAATGCAGTAATTGGAGATACAACATCGTCCACCAATGTAACCACTGTTGGTACTGGGAGTACGCTGAATTCAGTAAGAATTTCAGTATTACCTATTACCGGAGCAGATCCATTTGGGGGGATTTGTCCGTTGCCAATAAAAAGTTGACGAGTATCTTCACTCCATCCAAACTCTCCCCCGGCTAACTGAGGTAGGTCTGTTGATAAACCCTTACGAACTGTACTTTGCGATATTTGTACGATGGCCACTTGAGTTGTCCTTGAATTCTATCTAGTATTTAGCTGGTTAAGCCATCAAGTAATACAGTTCCAATCTGCGCCACCATTGATCTGACCAGTAGTCAAAATCCTCGGGTTTTAAGATAAATTCTTGATAAACAGGACGGGCAAGTGGACGACCCATGTCATCTACAGGTGGTTTAACACACATTAGTACTACACCCTTGCGTATGTTGGTGCCATAGACTTCATTGTGTGCTAGAGCGTAGGCTGTAAGTTGTAAGTAATAGTCTTCAATCCACTCTTGTTTTTTAGGTTTATTTGTTTGCTTGTAGTCTAGAATACTTTCTTCATTTAGGTGTAGGCCGCATCCGTCTGTAGTACCTGCATATAACTTAGGAAAATACAAGGGAATTTCTACACCCCAAATTTCGTTGACATTTACAAGTCCGTCTTCAATAACTGTTTGTGCCATGGCATGACTTGCCCAGCCAAAGGGATTTGACCCACGTTCTTTAAGAGCTCCTTGCTTGATATAATCTTCCAAGTAGGTGTGCATTCTAGTGCCACGATTTGCAGCCTCTGTAGTAATTTTTTGTGCATTTTCTACACCCACACGTTTACGCCATTCGTTGAGGGCCGCTTTCTTTTCTTCTGGTTTGGTTCGATCTAGAATAGTTGTTACGCTGGGCACTCGGCTACCGTCTGGCGTAGAATACAAGCGTCGGCCTTCTTCACTGGTGCGACTTAATTCATGATACGCAAATTTTGGGTTATACACGAAAACTTTCTCCGCATCCACAGCGGTCTTTTTCTACGGGATTATTAAATTCAAATCCTTCATTTAATCCTTGACGCACATAGTCTACAGTAATACCATCTATGATAGGTAAACTTTTTTTATCTACAACAACATTGACATAATTGTCAGCCATAGCAACGTCGCCTGGTTCCAAACGGTCTACATATTCCAACACATAAGCAAGCCCACTGCAACCAGTGGTTCTTACTCCAATGCGAATACCAATACCGGATCCACGTCGTTCTAAATTTTGTTTAATTTTTTTAGCGGCTGTATCAGTTACGGTAATCATTTATAGCCGCCTTAATAAAGTTTTTCTAATTGCTGATATCATATCTTTTAGCTTATAAGCAATACGACTTTTAGAAATAACTAACATTTTTAACTGATCCATTTTAGACCACTTTTTTACTCTATTTTTTTTATTTTTTGGTTTTAGTATTTTTTTCATAATGTTTCTATAAACTTATTAAGATCACTTTCCCAAACTATTTTAACATTATACCCTAAGGATGTCAAGTGGTTAACACGAGTTTCGTCTAACTTTCTTTTTTCTTTGGCAGTAATTTTGTAATAAGGATGATAATAGTCATCATCATATATTTTTGGATTACAGTGCCAGTAATCTCCATACACTTCTACAATTTGATTTGTTTGTTTGTGTATAAAATCTACATTATACCTTCCAATTTGAATGTTGTTTTCATAGTCGGGCAGATACGGCAATAATTTTTCTTCAAGACTACTGCGCTTTTCTTTTAACAATATTTCATTCTTTTTAGACATTGACAGAGAGTTCTCTAATCTACGACGGTCAGCTGTTTCTTTACCGTATATTTCGTTCCAAGTTTTACCTTTAAATCTGCCACGGTTGGCATTTCCAATTGCTTGTTTGGCATTTTCTGGCTGAGACATTCCTAGCCTTGGGTGCCCTTGATCCATCCACCGTTGCGTTCGCTTTTTAATTGACTCGGTGTATTTTTGTTGATACGCTGGATCTTTTTTTTGATCTAAACTTTTTTGTCTTTGTATTTCTCTTGCCGCAGGATTGCTAAATTGTTTTACAGTATTGCCTCTAGCTAACTCGTTTTTGCACTCTTTTGAACAGGTGCGAGATGGTCTTTTTAAATCTCGCGGCGCAAATTCTTTTTTACAAATAGCACAATAATACATAGACATTACCCCCTGTAAATATTTATCAAAATATTTTTATTAGGGGGTATTTTTGTTTTGTTTATTTCTATAATCTTCTATGGCTGCCTTCAAACAATCTTCAGCCAAAATTGAACAATGAATTTTAACTAGTTACGGAGGGAGAGCAAGCTCATCCGCAATTTGCGAATTCTTGATCTCCCGGGCCTCCTCTAATGTTAATCCTTTGACCATTTCTGATACCAGGCTTGATGATGCTATAGCAGAACCACACCCATAGGTTTTAAATCGTGCGTCAATTATTGTGTCAGTCTCTGGATCAATTTTTAATTGTAAACGCAAAACATCCCCACACGCCGGTGCTCCCACTAAACCTGTGCCAACATTTGGTTCATCGTTATCAAACTTTCCAACATTTAATGGATTTTCGTAATGCTGAAGAACTTTATCAGAATAAGACATGGTATTATTGTCTGCGCTTCATTGCCGCTTTGGCATTGGAATTGACTACCGCCTGTGCTTGGTCCACACTCATACCGGTTTCGGCCTCGGTGTTGCCTTTGAAACGAACAACACCACTATTTGGTTCAAGTGGTTCAAGAATGTTGCTGAGAGGTTCTTGACTGATCAAGTCGCCTAGGTTGTCTTGGGTAACATTCACGCCTAAACTTTTGGCTAGGTCAACAAAAGCTGTTTGACTGATTTGTTTCTTGGCTGTTTCATCTTTGCTACGGCCAAGCAAAAACTGGCTTAATGCAGCCAGTCGTTGTGTGTTAGGATCTGCAACTTCGCGGATTAACATTATCTACGTTCACGTCCTAGGCCAGCTGGCTCAACGTTGGCATCCATTTCAGCATCAATATCTTCTTCACCGTCTGCGGTTGGGATTTCTGCATCGATGCCAATTTCGTCTTGGCCTGGTGCAGGTGGTGCCATTTCTTCTCCGGGCACTTGTGGAGCTTGCCCAGTTACTACACCAAGTGCAGATTCTAATTGAGTCTTGGCACCTTGCAAGTTTTGTAACAGGCCAGCCAATGCGGCTGTGGCGTCTGTGTTAAACTGCATAGCTTGGTCAACACCAACTTCATTTTTGATCTGGTCAACCAAAGCTGGCAAATCTTTGAACTGCATAGCACTGATCTGTTCACTCATTTTTTGTACTTGGTCCACCATGTCTTGACTGGCCAGGACAACTTGAGCTTGCTGGATCTCGCTGGCTTCACGCAGGCGACGAGCAAGTTTAGTTTCCATCATGCTCTTTTCTTTTTGTATGGCCGCTTTTCTAGCAGTGATATCTTGTTGTTGTTTAGTCAACTGTTTGTCTTCATCGTCAAGTTGACGTTCTTTTTCTTGACGTTGCAAGGTCATAGCGGCCTGTGCTTGTTGAGGGGTTTGCTGTGGTGCAGAACCTGTTGTAGGAGCAACAGCTTGAGTAGCCAAGGCCTGCTCCAACATTACCAATTTAAGATAAGCTGGATTGCGTTCACTGCGATGGAATTCTGGAGTGCGACGGTGTTCGCTGATCAATGAGCGTACACGACTTAATAAGCCCTGGGCTTGGCGGCGAGAAATAGTATCAAATTTGATACTGGTTCCAAAATAGCTTTCAAAAACCTTAGCGGCTTGTTTTGTTGGGTTGGCTACGGCCAGTTCTTGCAGTTTCATTATCGAATCCTCTTAATTGCATATATTTAGCCCAGTCTACACATTTGGTTAACTGATTTTCCAGCTGTTTTTTGTGTATGATCTTGCTTTCTAACTTGGTTAAAACAGTTTCACGTAGTCCTGGGTTTTGACTACGATCACCAATGGCGGCTCTAGCGTT